ATGCATTTTTATGTCCGCCCGCAACAATTACCCGCGCCTACGGGTGTGCGTTTCTTTGGCTTCACAGGCCGGGGCGCGCGAAAGCTCGTACTCTTTCTTATTTCGAGTGCAATGTTAGTGAGCGGCTTGTACTTGCTGGTGTTCGAAACACTTTGGGCGGCGCGACGGTTCGGTGCGCTGTTTCTCATGGGCACTACGCTGGTGTTTTTTGGGGTGTACCTGTTGTGGGCGGATTTTATTGCGCCCGCGTTCGGTATTAAGGCCGAGCAATAACTAAACGCGCCAAGGTCTACCTGACGTGACCATTCGGCCGGCCCGATCGCAATCGCGCATCGGCGAGATCGCCGGCGTCGGCATGCAGGCCGGGATCGCTTACCTCGGGAGCGCTGTCATTCTGGACTCTGCGCGCTCGGTGCGGTCGCTCTGCGCTATTCGCGAAGCCGAGTGCTCGGGCGAGCACGTCCAAACATTTCCGAAATAACAGGCCCCAAAATCGAGCTTCACGGTCCGAGCGCGCACCGAAATCGCGCGCCGCTTTATCGACGCTGTTGCCGCCGGTCAGCACGGAACGGGTCAGGCTCAGTCCGGCAAATCCGTGCCAGTCCTTCAATGTGCTTTCGACGCTGCGCAGCCGCTTGGCCGCAGCAACACGCGCCGGCGGCAGCGGATCGCGGATCCGCCCGCCATCCACTTTCGGACGCAGCAAATCGGCGACCGAATAGCCGCCGATGGTGGCGTAGTCGTAGAGCTGCTGAAAGGCGCGCGCGGCTTGATACTGCGCCTCGTCGACCTGGCGCCTCGCGTGCATCCTGCCGATGGCGTCGTTGCGCAGATTGACGACCGCGGTGAGCGTCGGCCGCTGCGGCGGGGTCCACGCTGGAGCTCCTTCGGAGAGCGTGCCGTCGCGATGCTGCACCGGCTCGAGCCGGGCCTCGACGTCAAGATTGCCGGCGCGATCGACCCGGCCAGCTTCGGCATAGGGGTTCTCGATGGTGGCGACGGCGATGTGAGCCGTCGACGGCAGGTCGCCTTCTCGATATTGCGGGCGAAGATCATGACCCCGCTTCTCACGCCATCGAGCGCGGGCACGCGTTGCGCGAAGTTTCCGGGGCGGCGCCATCGGCCAACTCGATTACCACCGCAGCGTTGGCCGAGGCGATAGATGCACGGACAAAATAATCCGCACCCCCCCTTTGCTGTGCGCCCGAGCAAACAATCAGAATTGCTCGCCAGTCCGTCGCGAGCGTGACGCGGGAATGCTCGTGTCAGGGACGTTGACTAACGCTCCGAAATCACCACGTCGATAACGCGCTTGGCTTTAAGATCGTAGGTGCATCTCACCTCTGAGTGGACCATCGCACCATACATATTTTGAAACTGCGCGTCGTCTTCGATTGCAACCGCAATGCCGGAAGTGATGTAATTATTTCCTCGATAAAAACTGCCAAACTTCACAACGGCCATTTTGGAGTGCCGTATCGCGCTTGCTCATTTGCTGCTATCAGGCAGGCAACCTTGACGTCCAGCCAGCCCGAATAATAATTCGCAAGGTCCGCATTGTCCTTACATTTTGTCCAATCGGATTGGCAGGCAAGCTCTTCGGGAGTTTTTGGCCCTAGCTCATGCCGCCCCGACATCAACAATGCAAACCCCAACAGGGTAATGACTATAATAGCAGTGAGACATCCTACTCCGCGCCACTTCCTCGGTTTGCCGGCACTTGCGGTCGGGGAATGAATGCCACAATGCGGACAGACATCGGCTTCTGTACTTACCTGTGCGCCACATTCGCGGCAGGGTTCGAGAGCCATGGCCGAAACACATTAGTTTGGCTTCGGACCAAGTGACTAGGCTCCGGCAAGGCTATCAGCATTGATTTGAGTCAAAATCTATCCGCTGCACTCCGCGATGACTTTATCGAATTCCTGCAACAGATCAGCTCGGCTCTCCCCGGCAGCGATTGCTTCGGCTTTTACTTCCGCCACCAATTGCGCATAGGCCGCCAGTTCCTCCTCGCTGAGCACCTCGCAGAGCTCGTCGTGCTCGTCATCGGGGCTGATCTGCCCACCCATCGGCACAGGAATGTGTTCGGTTTCGATGAAGCAGCCGCGCAGCGTGTCGCGCAGCAGCTTCCTGAAATCAACTCCGTTCGTCGGTCTTGTCAGCATCCTGGTGTGCCCCCGTTTGCCTGTCGCTGCTGTAGCGCCTTTAGCGCCTGCGCCGCCGCCCGTTGTGAGCGCTCGTAGGATTGATGCCGGCGCCGAGCGAGCTCCGTCTCATGCGCTAGAACCTGGTGATTATACTGCGACAGGAGGAGAGATGGGCGCCGCGCTTCGACCATGGACACCACCGACTCAAAAGGAATTGAGGCGCGAATATTAAGGCGCCGGCCCGCCCGGCGGCAATTGATCCACAGGAAACGAAAAGACCACCCTTGACGCATTCGCGGCGCCGCGCAGACTGAATCAACTGCTAGGACTTTCCCCATAAATTTCGCGCGCGATAGCGCGGTCCCGACTCGTCCTAGCAGGCTTAAAGTCGGGACCGCGTCCTTCGTGCGCCTCGAACCCTCTCGGGGTTAAATGAAACTGGAAGCTCCGGCCTCAGGACGCCGGGCTAACGGGGCATTGTCACCGACGAGAGGGTTCACGTGGATTGCGTTTATCATTTCACCTGCACGGGACGGCTGCCGTGGATCGTGGCATCCGGCGAGCTGCGGCCGGGCCGCAATCAGCTCGGCAATTATCCGGATCCGGATTTTCTGTGGGCGACGACCAACCCCCGCGGCGACCGCACGGCGGCGGCCTTCCCGGCGTACCGCGGCGGCGATACCGCCCTGGTGCGGCTGACGCTCCCCGAGGAGGACTTCGAGCCCTGGCCGGAAATCACCGCTCGGTATCCGCGATGGACCCCGGCACAGGGCGCGCGCCTTGAGACCGGCGCGCTTAACCGCGGCGAATCGAATTTTGCCTGCTGGCGCGCCCGCGCCGAGCCGCTGCCGCTGTCGCGCGTCATCAGCGCCGAAGCCAAGACCTATGTGGGGACGTGGCAGCCGATCGAATTGGTGTGTTTGACCAGCACCGATCCGCGCGTGCGCGTCATGGCATGGAACGATGTTGTGTACTGCTCGGCGCAGTACATCAAACCCGGCTCTCCAACCCAATACGCCATCAAAAAGCTGTCGCTGGCCGAGTGGCAGCGAAACCCGGTTGTCGTCGCGCGTTAGAGGACAAGCAGGGCGGATAAAATGGAGCAAACAATCGAAGCAATGAAAGCTGCCTTCCGAAATTTACCCTGCGGCTGAAACAGCGCTGGTGGGAGTGGACCTTCTACGGCAAGCATCCGGCGACGAACGAGCTGTTGTGGACCATCGAAGCGATAAATCCCGAGCTTGCAGCCCATCTTGCAGCGGGGGACGCAGAGCGGACCGAACGGACGTGGGGCGAAAAGAAAACAGAGAGGCTGAGCAAGACCAAAGAAGAAACCGAAATACTGATGCACACGCCCTGGGGACACACGCCGAAGATATCTGTGCCGATCGTCGACCAGCGCCCGTCCACCCACGGCGACTTCGAGAGAAACACCGTCTTCATGCAGAGGGCGAAGGAGCTGATGCGGCTGCAGCCGAACTGGCACAAGATGGAGCCCTATCAGCGCGAGGCGCTCGAGCAGATTATCCATAAGCTTGGCCGCATCCTTCACGGCGATCACGAGCACGTCGATCACTGGGACGACGTCGGCGGCTATGCGGCCTGCGTCACTCGGGTTCTGAGGAGCCGAAATTGAAAGTCTCGCAGAAACAAAAACACAGAGAGGGAGAAAGTGATGGAGCAGAAGTTTTTGCGAGCGATACTCGAGTTGATCGTCAACTGTGAGGCCATAACGCCTGAGCAAATAGCGCTGGTGTTGCGGGCACGCGGTGAAGTCTTCACGGACGACGAACTGGATTTAGCCTTCGATGTTCTCCATAGAAACGGCTATATCACGCCGCAGGGACTTCAGTGATTGCTCAAAATTGGCAATCAATCTGCGTGCCGATCGCGATGCGTGCCGCACGACACAGTTCGCGATAGAGCTCTCGACCGCGCCGGCGCTGCCACATGCCGGCTCCGCTACTCGGTGAGTGTGTCGGATCCTCGTCAGGATGAACGACCGTGGGGCATCCTTCCCAGGGGCGCAATTTCAACTCGTCGTGTAATTCCCAATTGAGCCGCCTGTACTCTCGGCAGCCGGCGCATTCGGCATCATCATCGGCCAGGACATTGCAACTGCACCGCAACGCCATCATCGTCCGGAAAAGTTCAACGCTCTTCGGCGTTAACTCGATTTCTCTCATTCAAAATCCCTTAACTGCCGCCACGAAATTCCGCCGCTAACGGGATTGCCGGGGCGGCCAGGCGAGCTCGAGCCTTTGCCGGTAATGCGCCCCAGGATGCGGCAGATCAGTGCGCGCGCGGCGATCACCTCGCGGACGTTGGGATGAGTGCGGATTCCGCCCCGGATCTGGATCAGCGTGCCGTCGCGGTTGATCTGCGCCGTTAATTCCTCGGCCAAATCGACTGCCGAGCAGGCCTCATAGAGCATTTGCTGGTCGGCATAATCTTCGACATGGCGTTGCATTTCCCGCCACAGCTTCATGCCGGCTTTGCCGAGCTTGCCGGGCGGTTGTGGGTTGGTTGTCGTCGGTCGCACGACGGATAATTTGGGCGCCATGGTCCGCTCCTAATGGTTCCTAATGTTTTATAGCACAGCAAAAATCGCACGCTCGAATGCGGATTTATTTACAGTATAAGTTGAGCGCGGGCCGGCTCGGTGGGGACCTCCAGGCTCTCTTTTCGACTCGCCCCCCTCGCCCTAGCGCTTCTGCCGCGTGGAATTCTTTGCGTACACGGGATGGGCACCATCGATTGGCCAGCCATCGGGCCCTATTGCGCAACTGAAGCCACGGCGCTCGACTTGTTGCTTCTCGCCGTCATGGCAAGCCGCGCAAAGGGATTGGAGCTTACCGAACCAGAATTCCTTTTCATCGCCGCGATGTGGAACGACATGGTCAGCACACACTGCTGGTGCGACTACACCATGACGGAGGCACCCAGCACACAGTGGCTCTAATGTCAGTTGGAGTTTTGCGCGCCGTCGCCAACGGTTTTTGCCGTACCAGTGATCGTAGGGCTGCATCGAGCGCCTCGCAAAAAAGAGCAGCCTGGCCGGCCGGGAACTGAGCGACCGCACCAGGCTGCCGGAGACCGCAGCAGGGCGAAGTGCCGCAGCTTTCTCAATGCAAAGCGCGTCGATCCGATGGCGGCGCCAACGCATTCGCTTCGTCACGAAGCTGAGAAGCAATGGCGACACGCGCCTCGGCGCTCAACATCGATGCCATCAACCCGCACAGCTCGATGAGCTTCAAGGTGGCCCAATCACCTCGCTCGCCGTTGACCACGAGCTTCGCCAAAATCGTTACGCGCGTCATCAGCGGTGTGCGGTTCCAGGCTGTGAGAAAACTAGGCCGCATCGCGCCCACCTTTCAGCGGGATAAGCGGCGCTGCAGCGCGCGCATGATTAGCATCCATATCACCACTGAGCTTGTTAAGTTTGGCCTCAAGCTCCCGAAGCCGCTTCTCGTACCCAACCTGCATTTCAAGGTCGCGCACGCGGCGCTGAAGCTTGCCGATCATCGAGCCGGCCTCCTCGGCGAGTATGTTTGTCTCCTCGCGGGCAACCTCGACATGAGCTTTGGCCCAGTCGTTCCACGCCCGGCTCTGCTCGTCCGACATTGTCGGCGCGACTTCCGCGATTGGTGCCGGCGTTTCGAAGGTTTTATAAACGAGGTCATTCGTAGTTCGTGTCGGCATAGAAGTGCTCTCGATTTGCGGCATCGCATCGAGCCATTTTCGCAAGGCACGGCGGTTTGACACGTCCGGCATCGCCTCGCTCCAATGATCGATTGCATCACGCGGCATAGCGTCACCAATTCACATTGTTGATGACCTGAACCAAACCAGCCGCGCGAACACCCCATGAGACGTGGAGGATCATACGCAGCGCTGTCGAATCAGTTTGGAATAAGCTTCTGATGGGCGCGGCAACGGTGCCCGCACCCGTGACCAAGGCCGCAGGGCTGGTATCCTCCATATGAAGCGCGCTGTTAGACGAGGGTTCGAATTGCGCAACTGGATCGAAACCAAACACCACGCCTCCCGCTTCGACGGCGACAATGCTGCCTGCCGATAATCCAACGGACGCTAGAACCTGGTAATTAAATTGCGCGCCGGCGCGAAGCTTCAGTGTTGCCGCTTGTTTTGGCGCAGCAATGAAAACCACATCAGTCCCGCCGCCAGCACTGGAAAGCCCACCAACCAGAGCGCCGATATCCGCGCTCAGTGCTTCGCTGCCGGCACTCGCGGCGGGAAGTGGTGTTACGCCCTCCAGCAATCCCGCCGGCCGCGATGACGAAGCTGCAGTGGTCGAGAAAAGTTCGGTATCAAACCGTAATGCCAGCAATAAATGCTCCGGCATCGGTGGCTAGAACGACGCGACCCGGCACGACGACCGAACCGGCACCCTGGGGAAAGGTGACGCCCAGGCAACGCGCCACCAATCCCAGCGCCGCCAGACACGGCAGCCATGCCCACAAAGGCATCTTCGACGGCAGTTGCGGCCAGGACGCCGGCCCAGCCTGCCGTGCCCACCGTCGCCGGATTACTGGCTGCGCGCAGGACAAGATCGGCCGGACGGCTGTCACGTACAAAGTCAAAAGGGTCGCAGCGTAATGCCTCACCTTTAAAGGTCGCAGTGGCAGCGGCGAACAAAGCGTCGCGTGGCGGACCGTGATCGAGGTCTTCGGGAACCAAGGCTCTGTTGCGCGACCTGAGATTCATGTCGCATAGCCTACGCGCGCCGAATCCTCCTGGCTGTCACGCTGTGACAGTTTTTAACCAGCGCGCCGACCATTCATCGAGCAGCTCCCCAGCTTCGCGTTGGACCAAGTCGCGGAGCAAGGTCGTTTCCTCGGTCATGCGCCCGCTTTCCAGGAGCGCGGATAGAAACCGCGCCTCGTCGACCTCGATAGTGAATTGCGCGCGCCCTTGCCTTTCCCTGCGGCGTTGCGCGCGCTTGCGGGCGCTCGCGGCGCGGCGGGAGTTTAACGCGCCGCGCGTTTTATTCCGGCGAGGTGCGAGGGCGAGACTCATTCGGCGAATTATAATTGCTGCCCCCAAACTTGGGGACAGTAAAACGCTGAGCTTTGGACCCATCTGCGAACCGGCGATTCACGGTGAATCGTTGGTTCGCAGCAAGCGATTCACCGTGGATCGCTTGTCCACAGCCACCCACTCACGGTGAGTCGGTGGTCACCAGCGCGTCGCGGCAACTCGCTGGTTCGAACCACCGCCCCACCGTGGGTCAGTGGCGTCATCGGCGCGCGGTTGCCGTAAGGCGGTAAAAGCGTCGACGCGCGCGGCGCTGATGCGCCGCGCCGCGATGACGCGGTTTGCGTCATTGTGCGTCATTAGAAAAAAGCTAATGACGCAAGCCAAAAAGTTACAATGCGGTGCCCGGCCTTTTGGCGTCATTGACCCGCAGCCCAGACCGCGATCGCCGTTGGATCGGGTCATCGTAGTCCTCGGGATACAGCAGCTCGGTCTCCAGCCACTTGTGGATGATTTTCCGGCACTGCCCCTCGGTCTTGTCCGGCAAATGCTTTTGCACGACCGGCACGACGGCGCGGCCCTGACCGGCGGAGGGGGCATTCGAATAGCGCTGGCCGTTTGGTAGGCCTCGCTCGATATCGTCCAGTATCGCGTTGAGGGTCACAATGGGGATATCCGCGAACGGCTTAGACGGCTCCCACGGCGTCACGACCTGGATTTCGTCGCCGTTCGGATAGTCCTCCGTCGCATTGCCTATCGGCACGCCGATGAGCCGGAACCATTCCGGCTTGCCGGCGCGGCCGATCAAATTGACCTTGGCGCGATCGAGCCGGATATACGCGCCACGGTCTTCGGCGGCGATGCCATGCGTGTTGGCCTCGTCTTCCGACATCGGCGTCAGCGTATAGACCAGGCGGCCGGCGTCGCGGATGCCGGATGATCCCCGGCCGCTGTCGGCGTCGCCGGGGGTGAGCGCGCCTTTGTGGACGTGATGCGGACTATCGACGGCAATGCCAAATTCGATGGCGAACGTCGCCAGTAGATCGCAGACAAAATCCATATCGACGCTTTTGTTCTCGTCGAGGCCGTGCGTCTTGATAAACGGATCCAGCGACACGACGGCCGGCTCGAGCCGCATAATGGCGTCGCGCAATTGCTGTTCTAGCGGACCGACGATGTGGGTTCGGCCGTTGAGCTGGGCGAGCTTGACGCCCTTCGGCGCGGCGCAGAACAGCCAGCCCTTCAGCTCGGTGCGAGCAATGCCGTAACGGAGCAGCACGGCGGTGATGCGCCGCTGCAGCTCGTCGCGGTCATCCTCCAGGCTGACGAGCAGCACGCGGCAGCGGCGGAACACATGCTGGCCGCACAGCGAGCGGCCCAAGGCCAGCGAGATGAATTGCAACAGGCGCAAGGCCGATTTGCCGACGCCGCCGGCCGAGACGATCGACGAGATAAAACTGCAGCAGAATTGGTTGGCGAGCAGCCATTGGCGCGGTGGGATCGGTCCTGGATCATCGCCGGCATCCCACTCGCCGAGCGGAACAGCGGCAGCAAAAAAGCTAGGATTCCTACCTTTTTTGGCCTCGGCCTCGGCGCGCTCGCGCTCGGCGCGGTCGGCGCGCTCGAAAGCCTCCTCGATTCCGTCGTCGAACCCGTTCGAGAACTGGGACGGTTGATTTGCAAACGCCGCGGCGACGATTCGTTGAACCGCATCCTGGCCGCCAAGCTGCTCGATGCCGTAGCCCTCGGCGGCGTACTGCATGCGATCGGCGGCGTCGGCCGCATCCATTTCGTCGTTGCGAACGAGGAGCGCTAACGCTTCGCAGCGTTCCCGAAATGCATCGATGGCGGATGGCGCGCTCATTCGGCCGCCTCCTTGCCGCGCCTAGAAAATCTCGATTCGGCCGGAATGGCTGGCGAGTAGCTGCTTGACCTTGCGGTCCCAGCGCTGCCGGGGCACCAGCATGAATTTGCCGGAACGCTCGACCGGCATCAGTCCAGCCGCCGCCGCGCGATAGCTCTGCGAGCGCCCCATGCCGACCAATCGACCGGCAACCGGGACAGTATAAAAAAGGCGCTGCCGCACTTTTCGGGACATCGTTTCGAAGCGCATTGGACCTCCCAAAAGAACCAAATCGGACCATCTGGGGCATTCCCCATTTTTGGGTATTGCACAACCTGGTTAGGGGGAGTAAGTATCTTGTCTGTTTTTGTCCCAGCAAATCTCTGTATCGGATCCCAACTCAAATGATTCGCCGACCGCAAAAAACCGCATCCGCCCGAGTCCGCGAATACAAGTTGCGCCTGCCCGAGGACATCGCGGCTCGCATCGAGGCCAAGGCCAAAGACGAAGCACGGCCGCAGAATCGAATCATCATCAATGAGCTGGCGGCGTACCCGAACCTGGAAAAGATCGGCGAGCTACGCCAGCACGTAGCGGACCTCGAAGCGGTGCTCTTGAAATACAGCAGCCGACTTACGTGGCAGGAATTGTCCGACGAATTGATCAGCACCGTTGATGAGCTACTCAAGACGACGCAGGGCGCTGCGCAGCAGGTCGCGCTCGACAAGCTCTTCTCTGTGCGCAATGCCATGAAAAAGTTTAAGGCTGGCGACAGCAAATGAGTGGTGGAGTGATCGCCGATGGTGCGGCGACTCGTAAGCGAAAAGGAAGCAGTCGAGGAAACCGGCATTCCGCTGGCGACATTTCGGAGCTTGGTTCAAAGTAAACGATTGCCGGGGCCGCTCCCCGAGATCGGCAAATTCGACTTGAAGGCACTCGACGCCGCGATTGATCGGCTCAGTGGACTCGGCGGCGCAACGAATGCGCTGGATGCGTGGAGGATGAGGGGCAAGTAAATATGCGTATCCACCTGAAAGGTATTCACTCGGTCACGGCCAAGCTCGCCAACGGCGAGACCGCGACATACCATTACGCATGGAGATCCGGCCCGCGCCTGGTCGGCGAACCCGGCTCGGCGGAATTTTTGGCGAGCTATACCGCAGCTCACCAGTCCCGCCGCGAACCCGATGGCGCAAGCTTTCATTCGGTGATCGCCGGCTACAAGGCGAGCGAAGATTTTATCGGCCTGCAGCCGCGCACCAAGTCCGACTATCTCAAGCTCATCGCCAAAATTGAAAAAGCATTCGGCACGCTGCCGCTGGCGGCGCTCGAAGACCCGCGCGTCACCAAAGATTTTCTGGAATGGCGCGATAGCATGGCAAATAGCCCGCGCCAAGCCGATTACGCATGGACGCTGCTCAAGCGGCTGTTGTCCTGGGCGCGGTCGCGCGGCATGACATCGTATCGCCCGCCGGAGCGGATCGAGCGCCTCTACAGCGCCGACCGGAGCGAAAAAATTTGGGAGGAGCAGCACATTGCCGCGTTCCTCGGCGTCGCTTCAGCGCCGCTGCGGCTGGCGCTGGTGCTCGCATTGGAAACCGGACAGAGGCAAGGCGATTTGCTCGCGCTGCCGTGGTCAGCTTACGACGGGCAATGGATTCGACTCCGCCAGGGCAAGACCGGCCGCCGCGTTAATGTCCCGGTCACCCGTCGATTGCGCGCGATCCTCGACAATACCAAGCGCACCGCAACCACGATCTTGACCAACGGACGCGGAATCTCCTGGGAAGGCGATAGCTTCCGCAATGCGTGGTGGGTAGCCTGTCGCAAGGCCAAGATCAGCGGCCTGCATTTTCACGATTTGCGCGGCACGGCGGTGACGAGATTGGCCGAAGCCGGATGCAGTCACCCCGAGATCGCGGCCATCACCGGACATTCGATGCACGCCGTCGATGCGATCCTCGACAAGTATATCGCCCGCACTGATAAGATCGCGCTCGCTGCGATTGCCAAGCTCGAACGGGGCAAGGCGTGAACAAAAACTGTAAAACGCTCTGTAAAATGACGTTGCTCGTTTGCGCTAAGTGCTGAACATCACGCCCGAATTTAAACCGTAGTGAACGGACGTGATGTCCGCTAAGTGCCAAAAGCGGAAGTCGGCGGCTAGTTCGACCAGTTACAGCCGCAGGATCAAGAACTTGCCGGCCGCAACCACCGCTTCGT